AACATTATCTATAACAACAGTTTCATTTACAGTTTTAGTTGTAAATGGTATGTCATATAAAGAAGCGCCATCAACGTATGCAGTTGTTGGCAAAAATGCATGAAGTTCTAAACTCGCATCCGGATATTCAAAAAATTGAGAAGTTGGTGCATCCAAAACTGGAACAACCAATTTTCTTCTTAATGAAATTGGCGTAAATCTAGTTCCTCGAATTGGACCTTTTGCTAATAAAATATCATCTATATTTTTGTAACTAAAATTTGACACTAAATCATCCGTTGTTAAATTGGGAATATCTTATCAATAGCTTGTTTTGCAGTATCAGTATCTTCAACATCTCTTAATGCCTTTGTATTTGCCTCATTTATTTTGAATATAGATGCGTTTGCATCATTTCTTGCATTATCTGCTTGATCTATAGCATCGGTTGCCTTATCATCTGCATCACGAATTGCATTTTCTTGATCCGTAAGTTGAACATTGATGTCACCAATATCACTTGCAAGACCAGTAACTACTGCATTTGTAGTTGCAATATCTGTTTGAATGTTTGTAATTTCATCTCTTTGGTCTGCAACTGCAAGTAAAGATTCTTTAAGTTCTTGTGCAGCACGGGCAGATTCTTCTCGTTGTTTAATAACTTCTAATTCTGTTCTGAATAGTGTTTCATCCGCTTGTTGTTGTAGTGAAACTTTTGCCTCTCTTTGTTTTTCAGCGGTTGTTAATGCATTTGCTCTTTCTGCACTAACAGATGAAAGTACATCATCAAAATTAGAAATTGTTTGTAATTGATCACTAATAATAGAATCTTTTCTTTCTATTTCAAACTCTAAATCCGAAATTCTATTTCTTAATCCACCTATTGTATTATCACCGGAATTTGTTAAGTTATTTATATTTCGTAAAAATTCTTTTTTAGCTAATTCACGAATTTGTTCATTTGATAAATTATCTGGTAATGGTTTGCCTGTTAATTTTTCAAATTCTCCAGGAAGAAGAGATCTGTCTTGTGCACTAGAAATTTTACTATTAACTGTTTGTTCTGCATCTATTGCATCTGGTAATGACTTAAATCTCGTGTCTATTATTCTTGAAAAGTCACTACGAACATATCTCCCATCAAGGATTGCGACTTCAATGGAACCATCGTTTTGAACTTCACTTTGAGGAATAAAACTTATTATCTTTCCATTTAGAGGATCTCTTTTTAACATAATTATCTCGTAACCTTAAAGTAATAACTATTATCAAAAATTTGAACAGTATCACCACCATCTGTTTCCACTTTCAAAACTATACGATAAAATCTTTCTGGTTGAAATGAGTTCATCCATAAGTTAAAATAACTACTTGTTCCATCACAACTAATTTTAGATCCAGTATAATCAAAAGGTAGTATTATTTCATCGGTGTGTGCATCTCTCACTTCATAATACGATGAAGATGGTAAATAATAATTTACAGTATAATACGATTGTGTTGTATATGTTTTTTGTGGATATTTTGTATTAGCATGAATTTTTATTTTTGCACGTTCATCTTGTGAATAAAACTTTTTTAATTTTAAGTTTACATTCATATTCTCATCTGTTATCGGACTCAAACTTCCTGTAATAAAAACAGAATCATCCCATACAACATGAAGTCTTGGGACATAAATTGTATTACTATCTGTTCCAAAAAATTTCAAACTGTTAAGGGTATCTAATGAACTCTCAATATCATTGCTAAATTTTAATATAAATCCATCATTATCAAATCTGCCAGAACCAGTAATCCATTTTCTTACTATCTGTGTTACATCCATGTATAAATCTGATGTTTGGAATGAGAATGATTGTGTACATTCAACATTGTCATAATCCCACCAAGTTCCCCCACCTTCTTTTGAAAAATAAGAAGATGTAACATTTACGGATAAATTGTTACCAAATAATAAATCAGAATCAACCCATGATTCCGAAATTTCGTCCCATTCTAAATTAGCAAGTGTTGGTGGTATATCCCATTCTGTTCCAACAGTTTTTGATGTTCTATATTTCCAAGAAACACCATCTGTTGTTATAGGATTGTTAAAAAATCTTCCAGTACCATTTGTCCATGAAGAACTCAATGGATATGAATAAACAGTATATTCTTGTGGTATTTCTTTTACATCCGCAGTTCTTAATGAAAGATAGTATTTTGCATTTGGTGAAATTTTACCAGCAGTTATTCTTTCTTCTATTTGACTAACATCAAATTTTATTAGTATTCTACTGTTATATCTTGATGACGTACCAACCAATTCATGTGATAATTCTAATAATGAATCAAGACCAGAATTTTTTGATTCGGTTCTTTCATAAATTGTTGCATCCTTTTCAGCATATACAGAATATATCATCCAAATGCCCTCACTTTACCGATAATATCATTATCGGGATATTTTATTTCAAAAATAGAAGGATCCAAAGATGGAAATATGATACCATCTTTTGTTGCCTGTGGTATATCGTATGCGTGTTGAGAATATCCTAGAGTTTGATCGTAAAGATTTGTTATTTTTAGATCAACAACAGTTTGAACACCCTCTACTTTATCCAATTCTGTAAAAACATTACTGATTACTATTGGTTGATTTATTTGCCAACGTTTACTATCAAAGTATTGTTTTAATCTGTTTATACATCTCAAAATTACCTGATTACTATTTTGGTCTGGAAATATGATTATGTCAAATTCTATACCAATGTTTATTATGTATGCATCGCGGATATTGATGGCATCGGTAAGCATTCTATAATGATTGAGATATGTTTTCAAATTTTCTTTTGTTGCATCATTTACAGTAGTTAAATGTTGATCTGCGTCATATCCAAGAACATAAAAATTTAACGCCAAATCATTTTGCACTCTTTCACTATTAAAAACTGCCTCAGATATTAACTGTGTGTCTTTTGTAATATATGCCTTAGCAATAGAACCATATTTTGCAGGAAGACTATATGCACGAATAATGTAATCCTCTTTTGTTACAGCACGATTTTGTGAAGCAAAAGATGCAAGTGCATTTTGACGAATTTCATTTATACCTTCTGCCGTTTTACCACCAGTTGCCGGTTCAGGATTTGTTACAGCAAGACTTGATACAACTTGACTATACAAAACACTATCCAATCCAGTTTCATCGAGTAGTATAGTTCTGTTTGTTATTCTGGTTAGTACATCGGATTGAACATTATCTTCTATACCTCTACCCGTTGTATAGTAAATTGTTAATGTTGTATTGTGAGGTGCAAGACCGTATGTTTTTGTGTATAAAAAGTTTGATGGATCAATATCAATAGAAGTATTCGCCTCTAAACCTGTTAAAGATGAACCAACTAAATCTGGATTTGGTATTAACAGTTCATCATCTAAATCAGATACCCCTGCACCAAATTGGATTTCGTATGAACCCAAATCAACAGTTCTTGTGGTAAATCTTCTTGCAACTTTTTTTAATTTTAACAAATATGGAGTTTCATCTCTGTATTTTGTCATTGATTTATCATTTCTGGAAATGTTCAATACCGGATCAAATATAGTATCTTGTGCAAGAAATGGAACATGATGCCAAACATTACCATCGGAGTCAATTGCATATAAAATTTCTATCATGTCCAAATCTTGAAGAACAACCTTATCGTATGGTTTTGGATCTGTAAATTCATATTGTACGGTTTTGATTGTTCCCGAAACTGCTCTTACAGATTTTTTCAACAACCAAAATAAAACTTCACCATTACCATCCACTTCAAATGGAGTTACTTCGGTTGGATCATTTTTACTACTAAACTTAAAATCAACATAATCAACAGTTCTAAATTCAATCGTATTAAAACCACCACCAGTTGTACCAACTACCATTCCAGGTTCTATACCAAATGCATATGCATAATCTGGAACTATATTACCATTAGTATCTGTTTTTGCGGGGACTATTTGAAATACGTCAAGAACAACATTTGCTGCAATTCTATTTTTTGGTTTATATCCAAGTGATTGTGCAATGTTCAATATATTCGTTCTTTCAGTAGAATGTAATATCATTGACTCTTGTAATGTAACATCAGTATAGTATGATAAAACATCACCAACATAAGCAGCCATCTCCAAAAACATCATTCCAGGAGATGCCTCATTGAAATCTTGATATGTGTTTGGAAAATAATTTTTAGTGAAATCAATGAGATTTTGTTTCAACGAAGAAAAATCTCTTGATAAATAACGAATATCTTTTTTTACCAAATCAGCCATTTGTAACTGCCTCTGTTATGTATTTATTGACGATTTAATTTCTAAATTTCCAGTATCATCTATAAATATCTGAATGGGCAAATATATGTTGGTTCCACTTATTTTTACAGAAAGTTTAACTTCAACGGAATGTTCCTTTTCAACAACTTGTTCTTGTTCACTTGGTATTATGGTTTCAAGTTCTTGTATAATAAGGTAAGGCATCCATTCTTGTATTGCAGACTCAATCTCCCCATTTAACCGATTTGTAAAATCTTCTTCACTTGTTATGTTCTCGAAAAGAACTGTTTTAATATCTGTACCAAAGGTTGGCAACATATATCGTTCTCCACGAGCGGTTAATAACAAATTTTTAAGATTAGAAAGAACTTGTCTTACATTAGTAAAACTTTGGTTGAATATACCATTTGGATTGTTAAATGGAATAGTAATACCAATAGGTTTTGCATATTTTAATGTAGGAACTACTGTATTTACAACTTCTCTCTTTCTACGGTAAAATGACATTTATTATCTCCCTTTCTTTTCGTCAATTTTTTTCATAAGAGCAGAATAATCTCTTGTTAATGCAGACATAACTTCGTTTGGAATTTCTTGTTGTGAATATCCTTGTGGTATTGGTGTGTTACCCCTTTCATACCCAAATCCTTCTGCCATATCAGCAGTAAATCTAAATTCACTTTCCATGTCTGAACTTTCATTAAGAGTTCTTCTGGTTTCATCTAAAATATCTTGAATTGAATTAAAATTTGATTTTGGTGCAACTGTTTTTTTTGAAGTTTTTTGTGCCTCAGCATAAAGAGACATACCATGTTCGAGTGTACGCTTTTGTGATGATTTATTAACTTCCTTTTTGGTTACTTTTTTTTCCAAAGCAATTTCAATTTCTTCACGAATAATTTCTCTAATTTTTTTGAAAAAACCACTACTGTTCATTATATCACCTTATTAAATGTTAATTGTTTATGTATAAATATGATAGTTATTTCTTATTTTCATTTCCACAAGTTTTTGTAATTACCCGGTACTCTTTGATCTAGCAAATACCCAAAATGCCAATTTTCTTTGTAATACGGATACCAACCAAAATTTGGTCCATTTTTTCTAACCCATAATTGAGCACCAGTAGCTGTACTTTGGTGATATGCTTCAATTTGTTCTGCTGAACCGCCCGATCCTTTTCCACCTCTACCAGCAAGATCAACAGCTCTACCTTGTTGATGTGGTCCTCCTGGTGTGGCTTTCTTTTTGACTTTGGAATAACCCCATGGATAAGCAATATAACCCTGTGAATCACCGGTCGCTGTCCACTTACCCCCAACTTCAGCATCCCAAGATCCCCCAATTCCATATTTTGAAGCACCATCAAGCCATGTTTTTACTTGATCAACTTGTTTTCTAAATAAAGAAGTTGCCTGCAATAGATTACCAGATCCTTTAACGCCTTTGGTGCCAACAGTTCCACCTTCACTTACTAATTTCATCCCAGCCGTTGATCTTGCAGTGTCCACCATTTTTATGAATTGTGCCAATGCAACTGGTCGAAGATAAGGTTCTGCAACATTTCCTCTATATTTTTGAGGTACTTTTGCAAGTATTCCAAGTTGTTCGGCTTTATCCATAGGTAAAAAAACAGTACCACCATCATCGTTGCCGTTTGCAGTTGGAAGTGTTTGCACAGCACTTTCCTCTTTTATAGTTGTTTCACGAATAGACATTTCAGGAGTAGCAGGTGCAGGGGCAGCCGGTTTTAATGACATATATGGTTGTAATGTATCATACATTCTACTTGTTAATTTACCAGGTTCTTTATCTATTCTCTCATAATAATCTTTGAAAATAGAACTAACATATATTTTTGAGTCTAAACCACCTTCTCTATGTCCATCGGGAGCACTTTTAACATTTGATATAAAAATGGCACCATTTACCCATGTATCATTTGATATTTGAGCAAAATCTTTTAATGTAATATCTTTTACTGCAATATGATGGCCTTGTGAAACGGAAGAATCTGCTCCTTTTGGCGTAGTATTTCCACCAATAGTTATCATGTTTCCAAATTTATTTAAGAAAACCAAAACCTCAGCATACAATTGATTTGATTGTACGGTATGATGTTTTACAGCAGATATTACTGCAAGTTTCCAGTTTAATTTAATCAATTGTTCTAAAAGTTTTTCCCCTTTTGGAGTTATTTGACCTTGCTTTGTAAAATGAAAATCTGGAATTAAAATTGCAATTTCACCAGTATCTTTAATCAATTCATCGGAATTTAGATTTTCTGGACTTAACCAAATTTTACTTGGCTTAAAAACTGTGTCTTGCATTCCGGCAGATTTTAATTCTTTCCATTTCCATTCTTTGTTTCCAGGATAATTTAATAGTTTATTTTTTTCTAGTATTTTTTCATGGTATAAATCTATATTGATTTGTAATGCAGATGAATTTAGAGAATATCCAGAGTTTTTTAGACAATGCTCCACCCATATACCAGACCATTTTGGCCAATTTCTCCAACTAGAATCTTTATTATTTTTATCAACAATATCAGTATTTACCGCAGTACCTATTGCAATTTTACTTCCTTTGTTTACCGCATATGATCCATCTATAATAGTCATATGTAATTCATTTCCCGCCTCAAAAACATATTCTATATTATTATTGTAAACTCCAACATCGTATGCATTCAATAAAATTGGTATATCCAAAAAAGACTCGATTGGTTTTTGACCTTCTATTAAATTTCTCCAAATTCCCTTTACAGTTGGTTCTGGATCAATCTCGCCATTTGTTTTGGGTGGTGGCCAATATGGTACAAGACCTGATATTAAACTAATACCCGTATCTGATGTTACCACGTTTTCAAATTTTTTATCACCAAAACCTCTACCCTCATCTGGTCTCCATGCCCAATATCTTTTGTGATATTTATTTTCTTTTTTAACCATATCAGCAAGAGACATTGGTTGGTTATCTTTCAATGGTATCAAATAATTTCTATGATTATATTTACTGTCTGAACTAACTGGTGCAGCATTTTTTGGGGGAGGTAATGGATCTGCACCTGCAACATTATCTGGAGCACCTTCTGGTGCATTATCTGCCTTTTTCTTTGCATCTAATTTTGTTAAATCACCGCAATCATTTCCAGATGTTACTGGATTTTCTCCACTTGTTCCGGAAGTTCCTTCTGTTCCTCCCGGTGTTCCACCATCTTGACCACCGCCACCGCCTTCATTTGTACCACCTGCACCACCGGCTCCACCAT